TGTTTATATTAAAAAGGCAGGTATTTCACCTGAATTTATACTAATACTTGTTTTTAACAAGTAAATCAAGACTATGTTGTAACTTCTCTAGGCTTAGATTCAAGCGCTGATAATATTACATGTAGTCGATTAGCCGTAGCTGCAGTCACTTTTAATACTTCACTTTCCTGTAATACTAAAGGTGCTGTAAGTAATTCTGTTGTGCCATTTGCTGATATCGACTTAGTCTTAAACACACTAAATACAGCATCTGATGTATCAGTAATAGTAACCGTTATAGTATCTGCATTACCAGAGTCTTCTGATACTAATATAGACTTTATGATAGCAGTGGTTGCTGTAGGCACAGTATACAATGTTGTAGCTGATGTAGAAGTTAAGTCTACTTTTTTATTTACAAATGAATTAGCCAAAGAAATATGCCTCCGCTTCTGCTTCGTCTTTTAAATCTTGTTGATAGGTAGTATTTAATTTTTGCACTATACTATCTACATCTCTTACAAAAGACTGTTGAGTTTGTTGATCATATTCTCTATCGGGTTGTGTTAATGATTGTACAATTCTTGCCATTATACTAATCCTCCTATATAAAATTTTTTTAAAAACTGAATACCACCTTCTGTTTCTCCCGTGTCTACATTGTACTTACCGTAGCCACTTAAACCTTCTCCACCTAGATTATATCCTAATCCAAGGTTACGAATTCTTTCTCCACCTTCTCCTACAAATAATTCTTGATCATCTAAAAATATTTGATCTCTACCTTTACGACGTTCATAATCTCCTATAAGAGTTATTTTATCATTAAAAGGTATATCTAATTTTAAAATTACATCTATTATTTCTGAATCAATTTGTAAAGGTGTGTTAGGAATATCTTGTTTTCCTGATTTTGTATAATTTATTTGTGGTTTAATTATATCTAATATTCCTGCCATTATCTTCTTCCATCTGGTTGATAGTCTATTCTAAAAGTACCTACTTTCCAAAACTGACCTGTGCTTGTGTTATCTATTTTTAATGATATTGATCTAGCACGTGCTCGTGTGTCTATTTTTTGTGTGCCTGATGTTACTGTAAATGGACCTAAAGAAGAACTTGCCTGTGCATCATTTGGAAAATCTCTTAGATTTAATGTTATTCTTGCATCTCCTGTTTGTGCTAAAAAATCTGGTATGACTCTTCTTATTTTCATCATAAACTCACCATCACCATCAAGTCCTTGTTGTCCAATATCAAAATCTCCAGATTCAATTGATGCAGTAATTGCAGTTGTCTGACCTTCTTTAACTTGATTTAATCCTGTTTCATGTTCGTAGTAAGTTGATGTGCCATCACTATTACCATAAACATAATTAACATCTGTTGTTGAAGTTGTGCCACTTGAATCATATTCTGTTGCATGAGGTTTACCAAATACGGCTGAGTCTTGCCATGCGGATCTAGCTAATGTACCACTAGTCCACACTGGTCGCTCGGGACTTGAGTCAAGATAATTGTATGCAACCATTCTATTTACAGTTCCTGAACTTGAACTTGGATAGAACCACATAATTTCACCAAACAAATTATTTAATCCTGCATTGATGTGTTGTTTAGGAGTCGTATTAATATCGTCAAAAACAAAATCTTCAACTAAACACGGTAATGATTCTAGTTTACCAGTGTATCTAAAGAAACCGTTTTCTGACATCCAATAAGCAGCACCATCAACTTCAACAGCTGCGTTTTGTCCAATCAATCCACAGTTAGTACCAACTTGTTGAAATGAGAATGTAAATGGTGGACCAACAAAACGCATAATAAATAATGCAGTATCAGTCCAAATATAAATTGCATCACGACCACGTATTGCTCCCATAATTTTTGATCCATCTGCAAGTCTTTGTGTACCTGCAGTATTAGTAGCTGATGGTGTATAAGTATTTATATCTTCTTGAGACGAGAATCTTACAAACATTTCATCTTGTGTAGATTTTGTTCCAATTGTTGTTTCTGTTCCAAAAAATATCAAGTGACGATCCGGTGTTGATACTAGACTAAATGCAGAAGCTGTTGGTGCACCAGTTATAATAGTTGCTCTTGTATCAGTTGCATCTGTTGGATTTGAATTCCATTCAAATGTTTCACCTCCATTAATTGTTGCAATTAACTTATTACCTAAATTATCTAAAGACCATAAACCTGGTGCTGTAACAATATCTCCTGATGCTGCTGCGTTCCATGCAAAAAAGTTTGATGCATCAGTTACTGTTGCACCAGAACTATGTGTTGCTGCTGTTGTACCATTAGCACCTCTTGTTAGTCCAGATAAAGTTCCACCACTATTTGATGTATATGTAATTAATTCTGTTCCTATAATAACCGTTCCTGAAGATGGAAATGAAGTTGAACTTGCCATTGTCAATGATGTTACACTTGCATTAATTCCTGATGATAGTGTTGATGTAAACTGACCTGCTTGTTGCCCGCCCCATGATCCAAGACCAAAACCTGTCGATGCAACCTCAACTGCTGGTCCTACAGGATAGTAGTGTCTGACACGAATACCACCTGATGTAGATGCTCCTGATCCTGTCTCATTAGATCCAGTATCAATTGTAAGTGTCGTATCTGTTGGTATTGACGTTACCATAAATTTATTGTCGTCAAAATTACTAGAGTTAAAATTAGAATTAGTAATAGATGAAAAATTATCTAATAATACAATATCAAATTTATTAATATTGTGTGCTGAAGAAAAAGTTAGTGTAACAGTTGAAGAACCATTAGTTGTAGAAAAAGCTGATGTTAAAGTTGTTGTAGATTTGATTGGATGTATATCATAAAATATACCACCAGAATAAGCATATAAAATTCTGTTTGTGCCTAATGCTGCATACTTAATACCTGATGTATTTACAAAATGATGAATAGCAGTGTTTCGACCTGTAATATCAACAGATCCTAGTTGAGACCAACCGCCTATTTTTTCAGGTGAACCATATCTAAAACGAACATTGTCACCACTAACCCATTGGCTCTCACCACCTGTTGAGGTTACTTGTTTATTAAATCCTGGTGCAAATTTTACTTTTTGTAACATAATTACCTCGCTGTTGTTGGGATTCCTGTTGATGTAACTAATGGGGATTCTGCAAATGCCATGTAGATGTATGTATCTCCAGAACCATTAACTTTTGCTTCACTAGCTATTCTTAATTTAAAACCATTTGAAAGTATGTCTGCAAAAAAACTTGCAGTTTCTGCGGTATTAGCATTTGGTCTTAAAATTCTTTCTGCTTTGTTAATTGGATCTCTTTTATTGTCATAAATAACCCAATCTTCAGCTCCATTAGTTTTTTTAAGCATAAAAAAAGCTGGTTTAAATCCTGTATAAATAAAAGCACCATTAGTTGAGTTATTTCCTGTGTAGCTTCCAAATTTTGAGTAGCCTTTAACTTCGTTAAAACAGTAAGCTATATGTGTATTACCATTTCCATTAGTTTCTGAACCCTCACCTAAAGTAAAAACACTTGAAGTTGGTGCAGTATTATTCCATCTACCTGAATTACTATTTGTTGCATTAGTTTCATTTAAAATCAAATAATCATTTTGAGGTGTAGAAGTATTTGCAGAGTGATAAACATTCCATTCTTTAGTCACTGCATAATTTTTTACAATTATAACATCTGGTGCTACACCTAATCCATGACCAACAGTTGCTCCAGCAGTTTCAGTTCCTGTGTATTTAACGATACTAAATCCACTTGTAGTATTAGCACTAACAGTTGAGGTTATACTTCCATCAGAATTTGATGATGCAGAGCCACCAGCTTCCCAATTCCATGCTACATGACTATCGCCATTATCATTTACATTAGCATCACTACCTACAGTAAAACCATCTGAACCAAAAGCTGTTAATCCATTTGCTACTGTTGCTTCTGCTGAATTTCTATCTGAGCCAATAACTTTAGTTACACCTCTAATTGAATCATATATTTGATGATCTCTTGCATCTGGTCTATTTTTAATCCACACCCAATCTGGTTGAAAACCTACACCTGTAACAGCTAGTGTACCACCATTTCCTGTATAAAGTTTTGTCTGAAAATAAAGTTCTGGGTCATCTATTGTTGTATAAGCCATTATCCATACTCCGCTAGGTTTTTTGTGTTAAGTGCATAAAATGATTTTGCTGAACCATCTCCTGTTATATTAGGAGAGTATTCAAAATTACCATAACCATTATCATCTGTATTGCTTGATGATATTGAAAAAACTGGATTACCAAAGTTACAAGAAACTTCTCCAGAATCTCCTGTTCCAAGATCACCAACACCAAAAAAATAATCATATCCTGTTGGAATATCTATTCCTGTACTGCTTTGTAATGCACCATTTTTTGAAAAATATAATTTATGATTATCTAAATCTAAATAAATTCCTAAAATATCATTTGTTGTTAAAGTTGCACCATGTGATGAGTTTGTTCCATTAACATATACAGTTCCGTCAGCAACATAATATGAATAAGACAATGTTCCACTTTGACCTAAATAATTAAATCCACTTGTTAATAAAGTTGATGCATATGTAAATGAAGCATCTGTTGCAACACCAAGAACATGATTACTTCCACCTGTTAATTTAATTTCTGCATAATATTTTCCACTACTTGCACCTATGGTAGTAACATTATGAAATCTTCCTCTAACATCAGATTGCACACAATCTAAATTACCATTAGATAATTCTGAACCATATGCTGTTGCTATTAAGGGACTTAATGTTGCAAAATTATTAGTACAAGTATCAGTAGTTTGATCTGTTGCTGTAAGGTTATTTACAGTAAAGTTATTTCCATTTCCTGATACATCTGCACCTAGACTACCAGAGCTTTCAAAGTCTAAATAGAATCCATTTGTGCCAAAGGTTAAACCAGATACATCTTTTGGTTTCCATATCCCACTATCACTATCAAATTCTCCAAATGATGTTGGGTCTAGTGCTGTGCCATCAATTAAAACAACTTCTGCCATGTAGCCACCATATGCCATATTTGTAGAGGTTGCTCTTACTCCTATAGCATGTTTTGCTGTGTTATTTATAAGTCCTTCTGCATTTTCATTAGGATAAGTTTCTGTATCAAATGCAGTTTCTTGAACTCCATTAATATATAATTTTACTCTGTTACTTGCTGTTCCTTGAGTTGTATCAAAAGCAACAACAACATGATACCAAGCTGATACATCTCTAAATACTCTACTTGTGTCTAATTGACCACTAGCTTCGTACCATTCTAGTGTTCCATCATTATTTAAAAAAATACCACTATCTCCAGATGAAGCTGTAAATAAAGCACTATAACCATTATCTGAAGTAAGAGATGATCTTTTAAACCACATAGAAATAGTATATGTTCTTCTATTACTAGCACTACTAGGTGTTCTTGATAAACTGTCTGTACTTCCACTATTAAACCTTAATGAGTTATCTACATTATAGCCTGTGTCTTTTATGGAGTTAGTTCCAAGTATTAGTGGCATTAAGACTCCAGTATTGGAAGTTCACCTAATGGTCTTGTAGTTGAACCATCCTCTTGTTCTGTGTATGTATATAAAGTCTCTAACGCTGGAGTATCACTTGCATTTGTTATAGCTGTTGCCATCTCTGCTGCTTTAGCTCTTACTGCTGCTCTATGAGTTGTAATAGCTGATGGCACTGCTGTACCTGCATCTGCTTTTCTAACTATATACCAATCTGTATCTTGTAATATTCCTGCAGCTTGCTGTTTAATTGTTCTAATTAAAACTGTTTTTAATCCTTCAACTGCAACATCACCTACATCTTTACCTTCTGGTATTTTACCATCTGTTTTATCTTGTGATGTCCATAAAGTATCAGCATGTGCTTTAGCTGTAGCTGTGCCATAAGTTGCAGTTACAGTTCCAGCAGATGCATCATAAGTATAAGTTTGATTAGTGTTTGTATACCACTGTTCATTTTTTTTATTACTATCGTCAAATGTTACTTCTATAATTCCAATGGCTGCTAATTCATTTGCAGTCCATGCAGAAAATAT